CGATTTTAAATTTACCAACGACAATGGGATTGAGTATAAACGAAATAAAAAAGCGGATAACGGAGCCGAAAAAGCGCAACACGATAAATAGGGCTATTTATCATCAACAGCGCATTAATTTTCACGCCCGCACCCGTATTACGTCGTTTGACATTTGCCAACCGATTACGGATTTTATGGCATTTGTTTCTAACCTATTGCCGCATGACAAATTTAAGATGTTCAAAACATTGTTCCGTTACCCCGTTAAAACAAACGAGGTAACGGGCGTTTGTTTTGATAAGTTGAGCCGGATTTTTGACGGTCGTAACCCGGCGTTCAATTATCAATTCCAAAACCCGGAACAACGGGACGATTGGGAATATTACCGCCAAGACGTATTACACGAACCGGAAATTTGGAGTACGAAAGGTTGGGAGTTTTTCCAAACAGAAATAAACAGCGTTCTAATTGTCGATATGCCGAGCGAACAAAACCCCGGCGACAAATACCCGCAACCGTATTTCTATTGGTTGCCTATTGCGTCCGTGATTGATTACAGAGCCAACCCAACGACGGGGGTAATGGATTATATCATTTTCAGACAGGACGGGGAACGTATCGCAGTTATTGACGACGAACGTTATAGGGTATTCAGAGAGGACAAAAACCATAATATCGGCGAATTGTTGGTTGATAACCCGCACGACGTCGGTTATTGTCCCGCCCGTTTCTTTTGGAACGAACCTTTGAGCCTATCAGAACCCGACGTTAAACAATCCCCGCTAACCAAACAATTGGAGGCGTTGGATTGGTTTTTGTTTTACCATATCAGTAAACGACATTTAGACTTATACGGCGCATATCCGATTTATTCCGGGTATGAACAAAGTTGCGATTTCAGTAACGGCGAAAATGGCGATTATTGCGACGGTGGGTTTTTGAAAGACAAACAAGGGTTTTATAAATTGGATGCCGCCGGGCTTTTGATGCGTTGCCCCAAATGCGGGGATAGTCGCATTAATGGCGTTGGTTCGTTCGTGGAAATACCAATACCGGACGGGGATAAACAACCCGATTTGCGTAACCCGGTGCAAATGCTAACCGTTGACCGTGGGAGTTTGGATTATAACGTTGAGGAAGAAAACCGCCTAAAGAATGACATTATTACGTCGGTTGTTGGAACCAACGAGGAAATAACCACACGGGACGCATTGAACGAGCAACAAATACAGGCGAATTTTGAGAGCCAAAGCACGGTATTAAACCGGGTAAAAAAGGGATTTGAGGCGGCGCAACAATTCGTCGATGAAACCGTTTGCCGTTTGAGGTATGGCGGTTTGTTCGTTTCTGCAAAAGTCAATTACGGCACGGAGTTTTATTTATCCAACGCAACGGAGTTACGGGAACGTTACAAGGTAGCAAAGGAAAGCGGCGCAAGCGAGGCGGAATTAGACGCACTACAAAACCAAATTATCGAAACGGAATACCGGAACAATCCAACCCAATTGCAACGTATGTTGACGTTGGCGGAATTGGAACCGTACCGACATTTAACCCGTAACGAGGTATTGGATTTGTACGACAAACAGATTATCAGCGAAAACGATATGCGTATAAAGTTGAATTTTGCTAACTTTGTACGCAGATTTGAACGTGAATATTTGAACGTGTTAGAGTTTGGGTATAATATGCCGTTCAACTCTAAGATAAATTTTATAACAAGTAAATTTAACGATTATGCGAGTGAAAGTAAGCGAGGGCAAAACTAAAGACGTTGCGATTATCGACGTTACGCCCGACAACTACATTGTCCCGGACAATGAGAAACATTTGTATCATTGCGTTATCGAAATTAAGAAATTCGATAGCGAAACGGGCAAACGGTTATCAATTCCCCGTATTCAGAAGTTCGGCAAAAAGGGTTATGAAAATAGCATTGCCGACAATCTGAAAAAACAGGGTTACACGATTACCGTATTGCACGACCCCAACGAGTACATGAAAGCGAAAGCCGAGGCGGACGAAAAGGCAAAGGCAGAGAAAGCCAAAGCCGCCGAGGAAAAAGCCAAAGCCGATGCCAAAGCAAAAGCCGAGGCGGACGCCAAAGCCCGTGCCGAGGAAAAGGCAGCATTGAAAGCCGAGATTTTGGCAGAATTGAAAGCGGCGGGAGTTATCCCGGCGGAACCCGCCAAAGAAACCAAAGCCGATGCAAAGGCAAAGGCAGAAGCCGAGGACAAACCCGGAGCGAAAAAGTAACAGAGTATTAAACCATTAAAAATACGATTATGGCACAGATTGCACAGCAGGACAATTTGGTTATTGAAGTAACAACAACCGCCGCCGCATTGGATGGCGCCATAAAGAAAAAGTTGATTGAATGTATTGAGGGCGGAACAATTACCGACGTCATTTTGGTAACAAAAGAGGTTGAAAAGAAAATCAGCCATGCACGTGTTGTTAGTTGGTTGGTTGACACAACCGGGGATTCGCCAAAATACACAATTGATATTATTAACGCAAACAGCGGAGCAGTAGAAGCAATCGCACTTAATTAATTCAAAGGGAAAGAATTATGTTAACGAGAGAAATTTTAATTGCAAATGCGGCTTTGTCCGGTTTGACGGACGAACAAATTGCGGCAATTACAACATTGTCCGCCAACGACGAAAATAGCGTTATCGCCAAAAAGACGGGCGAAATTTACGGCGGTTTGGATGCGGATATTTTAGCCGTGTCCGGTATCGCAAAGAACGGAACCGAAAAAACGTTTGATTACGCCAAACGAGTATTAACCGAGTTCAAAACCAAAGTTGAGGGCGCAAACGGTCTGCAATCACAAATTGACAGCCTAACCAAAGAAAAGGCACGTTTGGAAAAAGCCATTGCCGACGGTGCAACGGATGCGGAAACCGCAAAGGCATTGAAGCAAGCAAAGGCAGATTTGCAAAGCGTTACGACCCAATACAACGACCTTAAAACTAAATACGACCAAGCCGAACAAACCCACACAAACGAGGTGTTCGGCATTCGTGTTGAAACGGCATTGCAGACAGCAACCGCCGGATTGAAGTTTAAGGCAGGGTTGCCGGAAAGCGCAACAAAAGTTTTGTTAGACCAAGCGATTGCAAAGATTAAGGGCATGAACCCCGAATTTATCGACGACGGAAAGGGCGGCAAAATGTTAGCGTTTAAGGACGAAAACGGCGCAATCATGCGCAACCCGAACAATCAGTTGAACCCGTACACCCCCGGCGACCTTTTGACCCGTGAATTGGAAACAATGGGTATTTTGGATAAGGGACGCCAAGCGGCGGGCGGCGGAACCAATCCCCCGGCGGGCGGCGGTGGGGGCGGTAATATTACCGTTGACATATCCGGCGCAAAAACGAGGGTTGAGGCATACGACGCAATTACGGCGACGTTGGAACAACAAGGGTTGAAAGTCGGAACGGCTGAATTTGACGCCGGAATGCAACAAGCATGGAAAGATAACAATATTGCCGCATTGCCGGAAAAGTAAAAGACAAACACGGGTAAAGGGTAAACCCGCATTTATAAACAATTTAATTTTTTAAACAATGAGTTTAATTGCAACAAGAGTACAGAATTGGCGGATAGAGAACCCGGAGTTAGACCGTAATATGTTCCGCCCGTGTGAGTACGGCGCATTGGATTTCTTTATTGAGCAAACCAACGCCCCCAACTCAATCATTAGCCCTAATTTGAGAGATAGGGCGTTAGTAAGTATCGGCAACACGGTACAAGTTCCGGTTATCAATTATGACGAAAACGTACAAGTTAGCAACGTGCGTTCATGCGTTATTGCTGATAATGAAAATACGTCCGCATTGGTAACGCTTGTTTGGGCTACTTATGCAATCGGGTTTACAATGGTTCCGGCGGCATACTCAAACAATGAGATTTCGTACCAACACGATTTTATGCGTAAAATGGAGAAAACAACCCGTGCGTTGGCGAATGCTTTGGATAAAGGAGCCGTTGCCGCATTGGAAGCGAACAAAACGCAGGTTTTCAAAACTTTGCTCAACTACAAGAATACCGGAAACGTGGTACAAGTTCCAACCCAAATGGCAACCGAGATTTTGGGCGACATTAACCCAATCATGCGGGCGAATTGTTACCCGGAATATATCCACCTTATCGCAAATGCGGGGGTTGATAGCCTAATACGCAAGTTGGCGCAACATGGCGTTTACAACGACGTTAATAAGCGCATGGAGTACGACAACAAAGTATTGCATTATACCAACAACGTAACGGATGAAGCGGGCAAAATGGGAACAATGTTTGCCGTTGCCGATGGAAATGTTGGTATCTTAACCCGTGTTGACCGTGAGGCATACCGCCGCACCCGTGCGAATTTCCACGAATGGGACATTGTACGTTTGCCGTACATTGATTTGCCCGTTGGTTCGCATTATTATACCGCCGTTGGCGACCAATCGGCGATTATGGGCGACGCAACCGCCGATTTGACGTGTGCGGTTAAGGAGTATTTCGGATTTAGCGTTGATGTTGCCTACATGGTAGCATATAACAGCAAACCGGACACCGTGGCAAATCCGATTATCAAAGCCGAGATTGCAGCACGCAACCCGAACGAACCGTTAGGAATGCCCGTATATGTAACCAACGCCGGGGAATTTCCCGCCGGGGGTGCAGGCGCATAAGCCGGGAAACGGAACGATTATTTAACCGAGGGGACGGGGTGGTTATCCCCGCCCCCTTTTTAATTTTACGCAGTATGTACCGGATTAAAGAGATACAAGATAAATTATTAAACGTCGTTGGTTGGGAGCAATCATATAATCCCGCCGAGGCAATCGCCGAACGGTTGACAGAAACCGAAAGCGGGTTATATTTTCAAGGGGCGCACCCGCTTGTAACGTTGGATAATATGGCGGCAATCGTCCCGGACAATTGGGGCTTTCAATACCCGGTTTGGAACGATACAAAGGAATGGAAAGCCGAAACCGTGGTACAATACGCCAACGATGCGGCGGGCAAACCTTTGTATTGGGTTGCTTTGGTTGATAACGTCGCCGAGGTTCCCGCCGAGGGTTCGACCTTTTGGGAGAAATACAACATATTGTCCGACTATTTGGAGCGTTTGACCCGCAACGGAATTTCCACGGCGGTACAAACGTTTACCCAAATAAAGGGGTTGGATAAGGAAACAAAGAACCTATTGGAACGGCGCACGTTCTTTGACGGTGCGGGACGAATAAGAGCAACCCAACCGAATAATCATAAGTTGGTAGGGTTTGAGATTATCCCGGTGCGGGCGATGGGAGTAACTGCACAAATACACCGTGTAGGCTTGCAAATGACGGGCGGAACCGGGATTGTGAAATTGTATCTATTCCATAGTTCGCAGATTGACCCGATAAAAACGTTTGATTTGAATTTTACGCTAACAAATGGCGGCTTTCAATGGTTTACGTTGGAAGATTGTTTTTTGCCATATATAAGCGACGCAAACAACGCCGGGGGTGCGTGGTTCCTTTGTTACAATCAAGACGATTTGCCCGCCGGGATGCAAGCAATTAACGTGTCGAAAGATTGGAGCGGCGAACCGTGCGGAACGTGTACCGGGTACGGCAATATTGAGGCATGGCGGCAATTGACAAAGTATTTGCAGATTTCCCCGTTTATGTACAACGCCCCGGAAACATTCGCCGAATACCCGGAGTTGTGGGATATAGCGTACACGATGTACACTAATACGCTAAATTACGGGTTGAATTGTGAAATTACCGTTGGTTGCGACCTAACCGATTTTATCGTTGAACAACGGGCGATTTTCCAAACGGTAATACAACGCCAAGTTGCGGCAATCGCTTTGCGCACGTTGGCAATGAACCCCAACGTAAGGGTCAACCGGAACCAATCCAACGCCTCTAAAATGGAAATATTGTACGAGTTGGATGGGAACGTTGAGGGACGCCCCGGCGGTTTGGGTTATGACCTTAAAAAAGCGTTTGAGGCTTTGCGATTAGATACGCAAGGGATTGACCGTATTTGTTTGAGTTGCAACAACCGAGGCGTTAAGTACCGGACAACGTAATTGCATTATGGCGGGGTTACAATCAATAATTGATTTACGCAACCGGGTTAATACGTTTAACGACGGGTTGACGTCCGGGTTGATTATACGGGAAATAATCGACGACGGAATGACAACGGCGTTTATCATTGATGCCAACGCCGAGGAACAATTATTTGAACAAGGTATTAACCGATTGGGCGTTGACATAATGGATTATCGACCTTATACCCCGCTAACAATAGCCATTAAGGAGGAAAAGGGACAACCGACGAACCGGGTAACGTTACGGGATGAGGGCGATTTTGAGAGTAGTTTTTATTTGGAAGTCGGCGACAAACAATTTGAAATTAAGGCGTCGGATTTCAAGACGGAAGATTTGATAAAAAAGTACGGGCGGCAAATATTGGGATTGACGAACGAAAACATTGCTAAACTGATTTGGCAATACGTTTACCCGGATTTGCTAACCAAAGCAAAAAAAACGATATACGGAAATGGATAGAGTACCGATTATAAAGAACCCGGAATTATTCGACCGGGTTATTGCAAATATTCAAAAGGGATTGGCGGACGGGTTGCCGTGGCTTAATTATTCCTTTGGACGTTCGGAACGGTTGGTTAAGTCCATACAAGGAAAACGATATTACACGCCCAATATTTACGTCGGCGGCAATGAATATATGTTGATTGCCCCGGATAGTAATATAGGGAATTTTTCGTTTTTCGTGTTGGACGACCCGCAACAAATTGATTGGTTCCCCGGCGAACAAAACAAATATACAACGCCGTTTTCGGTTATCTTTTGGTTTGATATGCGCACGATAACCAACGACCCCAACAACCGGAATACGGAGGGGGTCAAACAACAAATCATGCGGGTATTGAATGGCGGTATTTGGTTGCGTTCCGGTTCCATGACAATAAACAGAGTGTACGCAAAGGCGGAAAACATATTTGCCGGGTTCACTTTGGACGAAATAGACAATCAATTTTTAATGCACCCGTTCGCCGGGTTCCGGTTTACCGGGGAATTGGGAATTGATGAAACGTGTTTAACTGATTAAAAATAAAGTGTATGCAAGCATTTTTATTTTATACGGTCGTGGTTGCTTTGGTTGCTGCATTCGGTTTGACCTTGTTACGCAAATGGCAGGTTATCGAATGGGTACAAGTCCACGGCAACGAGTTTTTCGCAAAGATGTTTAATTGCGATTTTTGTTTGTCCTTTTGGGCGGGGGTTGCTTTGGCAATCCTTTTGGCGTTTATAACCGGGAACCCGACGTTGTTGTTGGTTCCCTTTTGTTCCACAATGATAACCCGTTTTTTGCTATGAAAACCGTGAAGATAGGAGAACGCACCGTTGAGATATACGACGCAATCGACGAATTGCCGATGTTGCGATTTCATAAGTACAACAAAATGTTGTTAGTTGATGCCGGGATTGGTTCCGATTTGCAGGATTTCGACACGCATATTGAAAAGGCGATAAGATACGCCCGGAGCAAAACCCCCGAATTGGCGGCAATCGAATTGGATAATATGCGGCAAAACGTGTATTTCATCCAAACCGGGATAAGCCCAAAGCATTTGGCGTTTGCCGTGTTGGTTAAATCAATCGACGGGGAACCGCACAACGATTTGTCCGACGATGGGTTGCAAAAGGTCGTCGATATGTTCGGCGATGTTCCCGTTAAAGAGTTGACCGCCCAAATGGAAGCGGTCAAAAAAAAAATAGATGAAGAATTGCAAATGTATTTCCCCCGGTTGTTCGACGATGCGACGGTTAAAGAGTATTACGACGAATTGCGCAACCGCACAATGTTAATGTTGGATGCGATTATAAACGGCGATACAGAGGACAAACGGGCGGAAATTGATAAAATAACGACGATGTTGTTGTTGTACAATCGCCCGGTTGTTTTTAGTGGTTCCGATAACATGGAAATTCAGTACGATAAACAGTTTGAAAATATGTGTTTAACCATATCCCAACATTTACACGTACCGGAGCCAAAGAAATACACCGTTTTAGAGTATTACAACGCATTTGAGCGGATAAAGGAGTTGTTGAAACCAACCAAAAATAAAAACGGCGTCAAATAAGGCGATTTGCGGCGTTGTTTTTCTTTGGTTGATTAACTACATGGAAAAGAAAAGATAATTTAATACGGGGCAAATTGCCCGCAAATAACGTTAAGTATGGCAGATAATAACAACCCAATAAAATATAGCGACCTTGTAAAGCCCGACGATAGTATTACAAAGTTAATTGCGCAATTAGACCAATTGAGCGACGCATATATGAATACGTTGCAAAACATTAAGTCGGAAGCAATAACGGTTAAGGCAGCATTGGAGGGCGTAAGCGGGGCGACCGAAAACGGACGTAAGACAATCCGGGGGGCGTCGAACGATACCGACAAATTGACACGGGCGGCACGGGATTTGGCATTTGCTGAAAGTGAGAACGCAAAGCGATTGGCGGAATTGAAGCAAGCCCAAAAGGAGGCAAACGAGTTGAACAAATTAACGACCCGGTTAAATCAGTCCGCCGAGGGTTCATATAATCGTCTTTCCGCTCAATACTCAATCAATAAAATATACCTTAACAATATGACGGTTGAGGAAAGGGAGGCGACCGAGGAGGGGCGCAAATTGGTTGCCGAAACAAAAGCGATTTACGAGGAAATGAAGCGGTTACAAGAGGCGACCGGGAAAACGTCCCTAAACGTCGGTAATTATTCCGACGCCGCAAAAGGTTTGACGACCCAAATAGAAAACCAAACGAAACAATTAGCATTGTTACGATTGGAGGGCAAACAAGGAACCGCCGAATATCAGCAATTAAGCAAAGAAACCGCAATATTACGGGATGCGGTCAAGGATGCAACCGCCGAGATTACCCGGATGGCGTCCGATACGTCCAATTTGGATGCCGTATTGAGTTTTGCGGCGGGTGCGTCCGGTGGGTTTGCTGCATTTACCGGAGCAATGGAGTTGTTCGGGTCTGAAAGCGAGGAAGTGCAGGAAGCACAAAAAAAATTGCAGGCAGCAATAGCCATTACAACCGGGGTTCAAGCCATACAAAATGCAGTACAAAAACAATCCGCAATCATGTTGGGTATTTCCCGGCTACAAATGGCGGCATTGAGCAAAGCGCAAGTTTACAACCGCCTTGTTACCATGCAGGGAACAAAGGCAACGTTGGCGGCTACCATTGCGCAAAAGGCTTTCAATCTGATTGCCGCCGCAAACCCGTATGTTCTTTTGGCATTGGCATTGGTTACGGTTGTGGGGGCTTTAGTTCTGTTTGCCTCTAATACCGACAAATCGGCAAAGAACCAACAAAAACTTAATGAGGCGCAAAAGGCTTGGTTGGATTATCTGGAAACCGAGGCAACCGAAATGAACCGAGTTAGCAACGAACGTGTCGCCCAATTAAACCGGGAATTAAATATTGCCAAAGCCCGCAACGCTTCATTGTCCGAAACCCGAAAGATTGAGGATGAAATATTAGCCGAGCGCACAAAGGCACACAATAAAAGCGTTGGTTTTTACGGTCAAGAATTAGACGATTTGGAAGCGAACCGGGCAAAGTTGAAACAACTAAACGATATGTTGGTACAACTCAATAACGCCAAAGCCCGTGGGGATAAGAAAGTTTATATTGATGTTGATTTAGACGGTAAAATTGATAAAGTCAAGGTTGATGAAGCGATTGAAGCCGTGCAGGGTCAAATAGATAATACCGGGCGGGCAGTTGAGATTGCCGTTAATCTGAAAACCGAGGGGGCGGATTTGGACGCCGAAAGAAAGATACAAGCGGCACAACGTCAACAAGAAAACCGGAACAATGCCAAAGCCGAAACCGACATATTACGGAAAGCCGAGGACGCCCGGATTGCCTTAATTAAAAACACGTTCGACCAACAACGGGCGCAACGCCAAGCCGCCAACGCCCGTGCGATTGCTGATATACAATTGCAGTTGAGAACGGAAACCAATTTAACGGTTAAGGCACGCAAAGCGTTGAACGACCAAATTGTTTTATTACGGGAACAATTGGCGGTTGATATGGTAGATATTGCCAACCAACAACGGGCGGCGGAATTGTCCGCACAACGGGCAACGCAGGACGCCCAAATTGCATTGATGGCAGAGGGGGCGGAAAAGCAACGGGAACAATTGCGGGTTGAGTATGAAAGGCAGATACAAGACATTAACACCCGGTTAGAAACCGAGCGGGGATTAACCGAAACACAAGTTGCCGAATTGCTTAACCAACAATTACTTTTGCAACAACAATACGCAAAAAGTTTGGGCGAATTGAACGACCAAATTACAATAAATCAAATGCAAGCCGCCGCCGACCGGACGCAATTACAATTAGACGCCGCCCGTGAGGGTTCGCAGGAGGAAATAAATTTGCGTATTCAGTTATTACAGCAACAACGGGCAATTGAGTTGGCGCAAAACAGACAATTAGCCGAGGACGTCCGCCAATCCGAGGCGGATATTAACGCCAAATATGATGCCGAGGTATTGAAGCAAACGACCGAGTTAAACCAACAACGGGCGTTAATGCTTTTCGACCAACAACAAGCGTTAGAGGCGTCCGAGTTTGATTTAATCCGTAATTCCGAGGAACGCAAAACCCGGTTCCGGTTGGCACAAGAAAAGGCACGGTTGCAAAAGATTTTAGAGTTGAACAAAGCGGCGGGCGTTAAAATGACGGATGCCGAGGTTAAGACAATCGAAAATACCATTGCAAAAATCGACCAAGAAATTGAGAAAAGCAAAGGCGACGAACGGGGAAACGATATTTACGGGTTGTTTGGGCTGAATTTGGACGACGACCAAAAGGAGGCAATAAGTACGTCCATTTCCTTTGCCATTGAGCAATTAAATAGTTTTTTGGATGCAAAGGTACAAGCCGCCGACGCCGCCGTTTCCGCCGCCGACAAAGAGGTTGACGCAAGCCAACGGCGATTAGATGCGGAATTAGAGGCACGGGCGAACGGTTACGCCAATAACGTTGCAATGGCACAAAAGGAGTTAGACCAAGCCAAAAAGAACCAAGAAAAAGCCCTAAAGGAGCAACAAAAGGCGCAAAAGGCACAACAAGCAATCCAAACAATCCAACAAATCGGAAACCTTGTAACGGCGTCCGCTTTGATTTGGTCGCAATTAGGGTTCCCGTTTGCAATCCCGGCTATTGCGATAATGTGGGGTTCCTTTGCCGCCGCCAAAATTAAAGCCGCCCAATTATCCAAGTCCGCCAACGCCGGGGGGTCGGAAAGTTACGGCGATGGTACGGTTGAAATGTTGGCGGGCGGTTCCCACCAATCCGGCGACGATGTGGATTTAGGAACCAAACCGGATGGAACCCGGAGGCGTGCCGAGGGCGGGGAATTTTTCGCCGTTATCAATAAACGTAATTCCCGGAGGTTCCGCCGAATAATCCCGGACGTAATTAATAGTTTAAACCGGGGAACGTTCGCCCAAAAATACCTTAACGCCTACAATACCGACGGCGTTAATGTTACGGTTCAACAAAACAACGCCCCGGATTTACGGGATTTGAAAGACGATGTAAGGGAGATTAAAGAGCAAAACCGCCGCCGTCGTTACGTCGATGGCAACGGCAATGTTATTGAGGTTTACAAGAATTTGACACGTAAAATTAAAAATTGATATGAACCCAATTTATAGACATTCATTTGTAAATGCGTTTTTAGCAAACGGGGCGATAAGTAACATAACCGGGAATATTAACGGGAATAATACGAATTACTATTATACCCGTACATTTATCCCGGTTAGTAACGTGTACCCCCGCAAATTGTATCAAAACCATACCCCGCAAGCGGGCGGCACATTTTACGATAGTAACAAAAAAGTAATTGGCGGTTGGGGTATTGACCCGCCCGCCTCTAATACTGAATTTGATATACCTAACAACGCCGCATATATCCGGTTTAATGTAAGCAAAGCGCAATACGCCAACGGGACGGCATGGTTGAGATTGGGAACGTTGGACGCCCCGAACGTCTTACAAGGTCAAACCGTGCATCCGATTTATAAGGACGATTTGGCAAAAGAGTACGAATTAGAAACGAACCAACGGTTTTATCGTGCCAAGTTATCCGGCAAAATTACCTTTGTCCGGGACGATTACGACTACATTAACCGCCAATCATTCGATACGGAATTTTTGTATTGCATTGAAAAGAGCGACGACGGCGGGCGTACATGGTTCCAATACTTTCAAGGTAAGTTTATGAAAACCGATTGCACGTTTACCGATTACGATAAAAAGGTTGTTGTACAACCGGACGCAATCGACGATTATAACGACGTGTTGGCAGGATTGGAAAAGGAATATAATTTGATAACATTAGCCCCGTCAATCCAACGTATAACCATAAACAAACGCCCGCTTATTCAAATATATGTTCCGGGCGATAGTATTGTTTCGTGTTTTTTGGGCGGTACGAATTGGGAGCAAGACGCAAACGCCACGACCGACCAAAACGCATTAATACAAACCTATCATTTTGCACTATGTAATATTTTGAAAGAAATACAAATTACGTCGCACGGTTCCCCGGCGGTAATATCCGGGCTTTATACGGGGCGGATGGCGACGGGTGCAAGTGCTGATGTATTTACGGGAAATTTATACCCGGAATTAAATGTAAATTATTATATCTATATTTCACAACAACGAGTTGCGGGCGGGCTACCTATTGGGTTAGCAGTTGTTGAGATACGCCGCCGTTCTGATGATGTGGCAATGTTCCGGTACACAAAAATAACGCAAGAACCTTTTGATACGTTGGAATTTGATTTAACCGCCGTTGAGGGTTCCGGCGCAACGGGTACGATGCACGCCAATATGAAAAGTTATAATATTTACGCCCGGTATTTGGTTGATGTGGAAAAAATCGACGATTTAGATACATACCCGTTGCCGTCCGAGGACATTGTAGATAATAACAGAAATTACCGCCGGGCAATTGGTTACGCAATCGACGTGGCGTTTATATCTAACAACTTTTCAGATACGCCGACCGAGTGGGGATTAGCGGGCAACGGAAAGTATTTTGCGCCGCCTTATTCCATATACGGGCAAACCTTTTATCCAATCGCCCGTTCAACGTGGCGTTATGCGTCGTTGTGGTTTGGGTTTTATTTGATGGATTGGTTGTTAGAGGAAAAAGCCCGAAAAGCATATACTTTGCGGGATGCGTTCCCGGTTGCCTCTTGTATATCCGTTTTGCTCAATCAGATTGCGCCCGGTATTACCCACGCAGCCACGGCGGAATACAGCCAATTTTTATACAGCGGTAACAACCCAATATCCGGGTTGAATTTCCGTTTGCTTGTATCACAGAAAACCAATATTATAAACGGGGAATATCAGCAACCCGCACAAAAAGCCCCAACGACATTGCAACAATTTACAAATATGTTGCGGGATTGCTTTAAATGTTATTGGTTCATTGAGGACGGCAAATTTAAAATTGAGCATATCCAATATTTCCGCAATGGCGGTTCCTATTCCGGCGGGGCTATATTAAGCCACGATTTGACAAAGGAATTGAATTTGCGCAACGGGAAACCGTGGGCGTTCAACACGTCGGAATATTCGTTTGATAAGGTCGATTTGCCCGAACGTTACCAATTTGAATGGATGGACGACGTTACGGCGGCTTTTGAGGGATTGCCGATACAAGTAATTAGCAAGTATGTAACGCCGGGAAAGGTTGAAGAAATTAATATATCAAACTTTACGTCCGATATTGATATGATGTTGTTAAACCCCGGCAATATGAGTTCCGACGGGTTCGCCTTGTTTGCCGCCGTTCCGCCAACGTCCGGGTCGCAATGGATATTGCCATTTACCCGCCAAACAATAAACGGCGTCGAATACTTTTTGCAAAACGGATATTTGGCGTTTATCAATTTGCAATCCCCGTATTGGATGTATGATTTACCCGCCCGTCGTGTATCAATAAACGGTTCCGAGGTTTACGCATACGGTATTGAGAGAAAGAAGAAACAAACGTTTAGTTTTCCGGCAAATGACGACCCAAACCCGATGCAACTAATAAAAACGTATATCGGTAACGGTCAAGTTGATAAATTAAGCGTAAATTTGTGCAGTCGTTCTATTAAAACAACATTGAAGTATGACACCGAATAATAATTTATCCGTATTGCCTTTTTACGAGGGCGTACAATATCAAGATTATAAAAAATCGTATGCGTATGGCGACGTTTACCCGTTGTTTACGCCGATAAATAAGTTGTTGCCGTTCCAAATCATACGTCCGACCCGTGGAAATTCGATTGCATGGGTTAGATTGTACGATTATAAGTTAACCCGCATATTGGCAGACATAACCGCCCCAATGAAAGAAACCGGATTGCAGATTGTCCGGTTTGCCGCATACGGTTATGACGTTATTGTTTACCCCGGATTGTTGCCGATGGCTTTAAATTTCCCGGAGGGTCGTTATATGATTGCTATGAGTGACGGCGTACAAACCTATTATTCGGACGTGTTTACGTGGATTTCCGGCGGAATGGACGGTTATTTGTGTGTTGAATGGAGCGACGCAATAAACATGGAAGTTGACGGCGGGCAAATCGTTTACAAGGGCGTACCGTTCAAAAACCGGGTTTATGTATGTGCCGAGTTAGGAAAACCGGAATACAAGTTTGAGGAAGAGGGCGAAGAACGGGACGGGTATTTTTTCCCGGAAAAACAAATATCAGAAAAAACGTTTCGGTTTATCTTTTTAGCCCCCGAATATCTTTGCGACGTAATGCGGTTAATCCGTATGAGTGACTTTGTTACGGTTTATAGTCAAGGCAGGAAATACGATTGCGACACGTTTTTAATTACCCCGAAATGGCAAACGCAGGGCAATTTAGCGTCGGTTGAATGCGAATTTGAATGCGCAACGGTCGTTAAGAAAATCGGACGGGGGGTTATCCCGACGACCGGGGGCGATTACAACAAAGACTTTAATAATGATTTTAATAACAATGATGTTAGTTAATTTTTTTGCATTATGGGAAATTATGAACAATTAAAAGCCGCCGTTGCGTCCGTAATTAAGACGAACGGCAACCAAGAAATTACGGGGGCGGTTTTACAAAACACGCTTACAAATTTGATTAGTCAAGTTGGTGCAAACGCCACGTTTGCCGGAATTGCAACCCCGGACACTGCACCCGGAACGCCCGACCAAAATGTTTTTTATATTGCCGGGCAAAGTGGTACATACGCCAATTTTGGCGGGTACAAAGTAACCAAAAATGCCGTCGCATTTAGCAATGTTTCCGGCAATTGGGTTGTAACCGAGTTGGATATTTTGAGTAGTGAATTTGGAAATAGTGCGGTTTACGATATGGCGTATAGCGGTTATTTATCCGTTGATTTAGGACATTTGTATAACCATACCGGAGGAACAGGTAGTTATATTCCGTCAACAACATGGGACGCAATAACGTTAAGAATTTACAAGCCAACCGGAAAATTGAAAGTACAAGGCGCAAAGGTTTCTTTCTTTGTATTCTTTGATGAACCCCGGATTAAGTCAACGTATTTGGAAAGCAATACAACCGGAGTTATTCCAGCAGGCGCAAAACTTTGTGTAATGGATTTAGCGAAAATCAACAACCCGGACGGGTACGCAAATTTGAGGGTACGCCAAGACGGAAGCGGAGCCGACCAAGACGAATTATTCAACGTTTCGCAAGCCTCTTTACAAATTGCGTCCGACGTTTACGGTATGGCGGTTAAATTTGACGACCAAGACGTTACGCCCGCACCCGTAACCGGACAATGGTTTAATCCGAACGTTGGTTTAGTGACAAACGCCAATTACAAATATTATAAATTGGACGTTTCCGGGTATGAGGGTAAAGTATTACACGTATATACGCATACAAGCGTGACAATGTGGAGTTTGTCGCTTACAAAAGAAAATGATGTTGTTATTGCAAAGTATGGTTATCGTGTAGTAGGCGACCCCGAAAAAATAGACAAAATGGTTTACGTTCCCATTGGCGCAAAATATCTGTATGTAAATGCGCAAGTTGCATATACGGGGGCATTCATTAAAACCACGAAAGCGGAATTAAACACAAATTACATTGACTTTGCCCCGGTTGCCCTAAAAATGCGGGACGTTGCAACCTATATTTCCCGCCCGTTGTTAATCCGTGACCATTTCGGGCAATTGTCCGGCGGTGCGGACGATAACGGCAATATTTACCCGTCCAACAATTTTGATATTGCAATTATCCGGTTGTTATCAAAAAAACAATTGGTTGTTGCAGACGCACCCGTTTATGCTTTCATGTATTATAGTTCGGACGATTTGAAAAACGAAACATATTTAGGATATAACACGACCGGAAATTATATTGAGGGTGCGGAATATTGTTTGTTGTTGTTCAGAAAATCAGATATACCCAACGGCATTACTTATAATCAAATATTCGTTGAACAAGACGGAACGGTTACAAAGAACGCCGACGTATTAATGAAAACAGAATTGCAACCAATAGACCAAATAAGCGTTACGCCGGGACGATGGATAAATTCAACCGGGGGCGTTTCTGAAAATCCAAACTTTCATTATACCCGTTTTGATATTACGGACGTATTGGGTAAATATTTGGTATCGTCCGGCGTTGGCAGTTTAACAACTTTGTCTTTGGTTCATTATTACGATGTGTCAAACAATTGGTTAGGGTCGCAATACCCGGTACGAACCCCGGCGGGAGGTTCGGCAATAATAACCGACCAACCGTTAACAATTCCGACGGGAACGGCTTATATATTAGTAAATGCCAGCATTTCAGTTACTCCAACATTAAAATTGCAAAGTAAAGGCGAATATTTCGATTTTCAACAAATGGAAAACGATATTGCCTATATTAAGGGGGGTAAAAAAATGATTAAGTTGCATTTGTACGATACGGAGCCGCCCATAGGCTTAATTTTCTATTTGCGCTCACAATACAATGATACAAAGGATATTTTATTAGCCTATTATATAAATTATAACGGCATAATTTCCCCAAATGCGGCGTATGTTGGTTTGAATACATTAACCGATGCGGAGTTGATGACACCCGCAAACCTTGTATCATCACATTCAGATAGTACAGCCTCGTTGTTCCAAATGCAATTATATTGGCATTTATACGCTCAACATGGTTATATTATCCCGGTTGTACCTAATACGGGTAATTTAACGACCTCTGATATTGGGGCATTGTGGAAAGACCAATTAGATAGGCAATATAATATCGGTAACGTTGTTGGTTCGTCAATCTATTTGTTGCCTATTATTACAAGAGGAGCCGAGGGCGAAGATACAAGGGGATGGAAAACGCCGTTAAATCCGGTTATCACTTCATTAACACATGTAAGCGGGGGCGTTGTTACCGCACCAATAACCGTGGCGTCACAAGGTACGGCACAATTGCGCCCGATTATGAGCCACACTAACCGCAAATTTTATATCGACGGGCGGGAAATAACCGAGGCAGGCGATTATGAGGGCGACGATTTTACAGTATCAGAAAGCCAAATAGGTTACGACCCGGCAACGGTTAACAAATGGTTCCCAACGCCGGGCGTTGTAGGACAACCGGATTTAACCGGGGCTTTGGAAATGGCACGGTTTACGTGGTCGTACAACTTCAAAGGTGCGCAATGTTGCGTTAACACAACCATTGATATACGACGCAAGGTTGAGGCGCAAAGTTACGGAGCAACCCAACAACAAACGTTCTTTGATAATGGCAATTATAAGGCAATGTTTATGATACCAAAAGCCGCACCGCAAAGCGGGGTTGATTTGGAAAAGCCGTTTAATTCGCCCGCCACAAGTTCACGTAGTTACGGATTTTATAGGAATACAACGTATTTGCGGGACGTTGACAAACCGATTGACCGATTGATTGCCATGTTGCACAACCCGAACGATAACACGTATTTGGTTGGTATGGCGGCGGGTTTATCGCTTGTAAGCGGGGAAACCGTCCCGGCTAAACGTAACGCCAACATTCCAATCGCAACCGATACAAGCAACGGACACCAACGATTAGGAAGTTTTAGCCCGTCAAATACGAATAAGTTCTATATTGCGGCGGTCAATACCGCCCCGTTTGCCGATGATAATTATAATTTCCCCAATACCTACTTTAAGGAGATTAATTATTATGTGTCGTATTTTGACCCGGCGGCGAACCCCGGACAATTGTATTGGTATAAAGACGGCAATAGTTACGTTATATACTCACATTGCCAAACCGTACAAAACCGGGTTGCGTTGAATTTACCGGAGTTTATGGAGGGGTTGAGCGTTGAGATAGTGGAACAAACAGATAACGCCGTATTGTTGACGGAAACGATACAGAACGGAAAGTTGTTTGTAAGTTACAACACGGACGACGCCAATTACATTGTATTGCGAACGAAATAGTAACAAGCCGGGGGAAACCCCGGCACAAACTTTTTAATAGTATGGATAAACTTTTTATGTGGGAACAATGGCGCATGATATTTGCAACGTCATTAAGTCCTATTTTAGCCTATTTAACCCCAACGGCGGGATTTATGTACGCATTGATTATAATGTTTGCTTTCAATATTTGGGCGGGTATGCGGGCGGATGGGGTAAGCGTAAGGCATTGCAAAAACTTTCGTTTCAGTAAGTTTAAAAACGCATTGGCGGAATTGCTTTTGTATGTTACCATTATACACGTTATTTATTCGGTAATGCTGCAATGTGGCGATAATGAAGCCGCCAAAGTAGTAATTAAATCGCTTACTTATGTTTTTATGTATGTGTATTTGCAAAACGCATTCCGCAACCTTATTAAAGCATATCCCACAAAGGTTGCGTTGCGTATTATTTATCACGTTATCCGGTTGGAGTTTACACGGATATTGCCGGGATATTGGCAACCGATAATTGAGAGATACCAACGGGAACACGATAGCGATATTATTAACGATAAAGAAAAGGAGGGCGAACAATGAACCAAACAGAGATTTTAAAGTATTTGGAGGGGCAAAAAACAACCCGGACGATTACGGATTTGATTGTACATTGCACCGCAACCAAGCCGGGCGCAAAAGTCAACGTTGATGTTATCGACGGTTGGCACAAAGAACGGGGATTTAAGAAGCAACCCCAAAGCGGGCGAATTTGCGGTTATCACTTTGTTGTGTTGCCGGATGGGACGATTGAAACCGGGCGTTATCTTTCCGAGATTGGGGCGCACGTTTCCGGGCAAAATTCCCGTTCTATTGGCATTTGTTACGTTGGGGGATTGGATGCCAACGGCAAAGCCGCCGACACACGCACGCCGGAACAAAAGGAGGCGTTATTATGGTTGCTTATGCGGTTAGTCGTTATGTTCCCGGATGCAACGATTAAGGGACACCGGGATTATTCCCCGGATTTGAACGGCGACGGCATTATTGAATCGTGGGAGTTCATAAAAGAATGCCCGTGTTTTGAAGCGCAAAAAGAGTATATTAACCTATAAATGTTTTTACTATGAAATACGAAGAAATAAAAAAAAATTTGATTGAACACGGCGAGCAACCCGGAGGCGGAACGATTACAATAACCGTTCATCCCGATGTAAACAACGACATAAATAATAATAGTAGTTGGGGAGGCGTCCGGGCGTTGTTGCAGGAAAAGACGTATATAACTATTCAATCCGCAACGGCATGAATAAATATCTAATATTGGCGGCAATCATTATAGCGGTTGCCGCCGCCTTTGGGGTACAACAAAGCCGTATTAAGCGATTGACCGACGAACGGGATAAATACCGGAGTAATACCGAAACGTTGTTGCAGGACGTCCGAACCTATCAAACAAAGGATAGTTTGAACGCCGCAAAGGTTGGGAATTTGGGGTTAAAATTATCCCAATATAAAAAGTACAGGGCGGACGATGCGGCGTTAATCAAATCGTTGCAGACAAAGAACCGGGATTTGCAAAGGGTTACGACGGCCCAAATGGAAACGATAAACGAATTACGGGCAAACGTCCGGGATAGTATCGTATATTTGCCCAACGACACGGTTACGACCGTATTACGTTGTATTGATATTGTGGAACCGTGGTTTGAGTTGCACGGATGCACGACGCCCGCCGGGGTATTTACCGGGGCGCACATAAACCGGGATAGTCTGTTAATAGCGGAAACGGTACAATATAAACGCTTTTGGGGGTTCCTTTGGAAAACAAATAAGATAAAGAACCGGGAAATTGACGTTGTAAGTAAGAACCCGGCAACCCGAATATTGGGGGTTGAGTTCGTAACCATAAAAAAATAATAAACCGGGGGTTGTAACAAGGCGTTGCAACCCCTTTTTTATTGAGCCATTTTTAGCCCGTTTCCGGGCATTTTATTTCAAGGTGGATAATTCCCGTCCCGCTTGCAAAAGTCGCTTAAATCGAAAATTCCAAGAAAATAACTCTTTTGGAACCAAAAACGAATTTTTTTATAGGAAAACATGAAAATAAAAGATAAAACCTTTGGTGATTAAAATAAAGGTTGTATATTTGCATCATCAAACAAGAACGACCGGGCGTTTTCCCGGAAAATAGAGAGCGAAACAATATGAATACTCAAAGCATTTATAACGGATTAGATTACACAACAAAAGAGATTAACCGCAATTTCAAAATCAAGGTAAACGGAATTGTAAACGGCAAAAAGGTTAATGTATTGGTTGGCGTGTCCGGTTTAATAAAGATTGTCGGCGACATTAAGTTAGTCAATCGCTTGTTAAAACGTACTTTCAATTGTTACGGCGACAAAGAGGTTTGCAAATTGCGCCGAGGCGTTAAAATCACTTTCTATTATCAGTAAACAACGACGGGGCGTTTTCCCCGAAACAATATAAATTTTCAATTATGGAAAAGAAAAGAACACAAGCGGCGGACATTGCCGAAATAGCAAACAAGTTGGACGGAAAAGTTGAGTTTTCAAGTGTCGTTTACAGTCAACAATTAATGAGTGAAAAATACCGAGAAACCGGGGTTAATGATTTGTATTTTATTGGCAAAAAGTTTGGGTTGTGGTTTTATACAAGTCGGGCGGATTTGGATAACCTTTGTTATCTGAATAAAACTAAGTTCCCAACTTTAGTATCGTGTGAAAATTCATTGAGTATTTACGAAATAAAAAAATAACCGAATATGAAAACAGATATTAGCGGCGTAAGCCAATGCCCCAAAGGAACCGAACATTACGAAACATTTACGGCAATGGGTAGGGGACAACGTGGAACCGCGTTTTTTCAATACGATTATAGAGCGAGGACGGCACGTTGTTTTCATGTGTAAAGCCGTCGTTGGAATTATGCAGGGAGGCACGGGATAAATATTTTGCAAATAAAAAGTAATAACCCGCCGGGGGTTCGTCCCCCGGCACAATAATAAAGATAATGGCAAAGTACATTTTAGTTAAGAAAGTAAAGGGAAAGAAATACGAGTACCAAGTTATTGACGCCGATAGTAAGGCGATTGTATCAAAAAGAACGTCCGCCCGTGAATATGTGGCGTGTACCGCCGACGGGTCGTTTTATTTCGGTCGTTTGGATTTAATCGGCAAAGGCGACCACGGCAAACGGTTGAGCCATGCGACGGAAATATTGGCAAACCCGGAAAAGGCGTATAAAAAACAAATCGCATACTTTACGTCGGATTATCGGAGTACATGGATAGCCGAAAACCCCGCCGAACAATGGATTGCCCGAAACGTTGAATATGCGACAAAGGAAAAAGAGAGATTAAACTCAATTGCGTATTTGCAGTAATAACCAAGCCGGGGGCGCAATCCCCCGGCATAACCATTTAGAGCGATGAACAAAACGAAACGTTACCGATTAAGTCAAGATGTGTATAAGATAATCCAAAATGCAAACGGTGGGTTATTTTTGCTTTATACCCGGCACAATCCCGGCGACGTGTTGAACCTGTTATTGGATGGCAACGATATTGGGTTATTGTGCCGGGTTGAGAGTTGCAACGACCGATATTATAAGTATTGCAAGATTGTACACGCCGACCGGATAATTGACCGACCGGATTTTTGCGATTGCACAAAGCCGGAATTGAGAGAGCGCACCCGACAACGGACGGGCGGGGAATTAATAACCTATTAAAACAGTTGAAATATGGGAACAATAAAAAGAAATTGCGATAATTGCGGCAAAGAATACAACGCCGATACCCGGAATTTACGCAGGGGTTGGGGACGTTGTTGTTGTAAGAGTTGCGCCGCCCAATTGAGGGAAAAGAATAAACCCGGATATAACCCGGAACGGGTCGCCGTAAATAATGTACGTCGGGAATGTTGGACGGATTACCCGGAACGTTACCCGTTAAGTTATGACGGGGCGGATTTCGACCAATGGGGCGATTGTGAATTTGGAATACATGATTAAAAGATAACCCCCGACGCAATGAAGTAACGCCGGGGGTTGGTACGCAGTAACCGAGAGCGATGTTTGAGGTTATGCGGTGCAACAAAATTAGTGCTTTTTATCTGTATTACAAGCGTCCAACGTGAACAAATAAAACTTTCAAAGGTTTTATTTTTGGTAATACAAATATTATTTATACTTTTGCAGAAACAAAAACCCACCGGGGGAGTACCCGGCAAAGATATGAGAATAAAAGAGAGCAATTTATTAAAACAATTGGCGACCGATAGCGGGAGAACAGCCAACCAAGTTGCCGAAATTATCATTTCGGAATTACTCAAAAACAAAGTTATTGAGGACGTCCCGGACAATTGGGGCGTTTCCGTTTTCGATGCAATAAACGAGGACGTAACCGAGGAACAAACCGCCAATTGTTATGCGGCAATTTCCGAGGCGTTGGGCGTATATCTGAAACGGGTATATTCCATTGTCCCGGATTTGGATTTAATGGGCAACGACGATTGCCCGGAGTGCGGCGGCGAAATGGAGGTTACCGACGGCGAAAGCAAATGCACCGGAGGCGACGGATATATTACCCCGTATGAATATACCCCAATTTGGGAGGAAAGAACGTGTAAGCATTGCGGGCACACGTTGAAAGCGACGAATCAAGTTATTAACGATTAATATTTAAATTATGGAAGTAAGATTAAGAGTAAACGAAGCGATTGCAAAGGCGCAAACCGCCGGAATGAAAGTTTATAAAAAAGAGGTTGCCGCACGGTTATGGGAGGGACGCACCGAAAGCGCACAACAAGTTAATATGACTAATTTGTGTAACGGAACGACTAAACAGATACGCCCGGAATGGGTTGTTATCGTTTGCGAAATGTGTAATTGTACCCCTAATTATTTGTTTGGCTATGAAGAATAACGGGTTACAATGGTTTGAACGCATGGCGGACGTTATGTTTTCCGATAGGTTCCAAGCGAAAGCGATTATTGCGACGTTTGGAACGTTGGGCATTGTTTGTCTGATTGGCGCATTGTGGAACCCGTGGCAATTGATGTTTGCGGGTATGTGTGCCGTAATGGTATTATGTGGATTTTCAGAATTAAAAAAGAGTAGAAAATGAGAGCGAACAAAAAGAAACCGGAAAACCCGGTACAAAAGACGGTCGAAAATTTGGGAGCCGTTCCCGCCTACCAATTTCCGGAAATTACCGAGGAACAACAACAAATAATCCCCCCGTTTGAAGCGGTCGAGGTTGAGCAATCAACCGGAATATTTGAGATATTGCCGGGCATGACGGTTGAGGAAATGACGGCAATGTTTTTCGACGAAAAAACGTTGATTGAACCCCCGTATAAGGTTTGGCAATTGAACAGTAAGGGACACCGCTATTATTACCGATACGACGACAACGGGAACCCGGAGTTTTTCCCGTCGGTTACAACGATATTGTCCCAAACGTTACCCAAAGCCCCGCACTTAATACAATGGATTGCCAACAAAGGCATTGAGGAAGCGGAACGATACAAAGGCGAACGGGCGGCGTATGGTACGTTTATGCACGCCGCATTTGAGGAATTATTAATTAACCGGGCGTATGATTTGGACGGACTAAAAGGCAAACTAAAAGAATATATTGAGGTTTACCGATTACCGGACGACTTTATTTATTACGCCGACGATTTGAAAAAGGACGTATTGGCGTTTGCTCAATTCGTATTAGATTACGACGTTCGCCCGTTGGCGGTTGAAATTGCGTTAGTGCATCCATATTATAAGTATGCCGGAATGATTGATTGCCCGTGTACCATGTTGGCAAAGATAGGCGGCGACGAACGTATTAACGCAATCGTCGATTTTAAGAGCGGACGCAAAGGTTTTTACGAGGAAAGCGAGATACAATTAGGGATGTACCGGGATATGTGGAACGTCAATTTTGAGCAATTCCCCGTTACCCGTATTTTCAATTTCAGCCCGAAAGATTGGCGCAAAAAACCGTCGTACAATCTGAAAGAACAAACGGATAGCCCCAATATACGGAAAATCCCGTATCTATTGGAAATTGCGGCTATTGAGGACGAAAAGAAAGATAATACGTTTACGTCGGTTAATGGCATGGTATTGTTAGACAATGCCCCGGATTTAACGCAAAACGTAATATCCTTATCGTTGGCGGAATTGATTAAAACGAAAGCCCCAAAGGAGGCGACCCCGGACGAAAACACGGACGCCGCCGAGAAAGTCAAGGCAGATGGTACGAATATAAAAACAATCAGTTGTGAAATTTTTATAGATAAAATTAACAATGCTGATGATAATTATTCTTTGTATCATACCACAGATATTGCACAAACATACGGCGTTAATTTGATTGATGAGGGATTAGATTTAGACCAACACCGTTGGTATAGTATAGCAACAAACATTTATAAATGTTCTGATGGGTATGTAAAAGTAAAAGGAGCATTTCAAAGTTTTTCGGAAATGCAAATGTGGTCTGATATTGATGTACATTCAGAGGCGGAAAAATTGCAAGGTGATGAATTACGAGCATTTGAATTGAGAATGAAAGCGTATGCGATTGAAAAAGGATTAAAACAAAAAACAGAATTGGAAAAGGAACTAAAGAAAACAACCATTGTTAAACGTGCGCCCAAAAAGGCAAAGGAGGCGGAAAAGAAAGCCACCACGGACAAAACGACCGCAAAGCGGGGTAATACCACGGAAAAGAAAGTAAAGCCCGCAAACGAGCCTAAAAAGCCCAAAAATGAGAGTAGGAAAAAGATGTTGAACGACGACCCCGAAATTTGATTGAGATATGAAAGGAAGAATAAAACGACCGGAGGCGCAACAATCCCGTTTGATTTTGCCCCGTGTCGGTCAAATAAAAATCGGTATGAAAAACGCAAACGGTTATCCGCAAAGCGTTGATTACTTCATACCAACGGGGAAATATGCTGCGTTATTTACGCAAGCATACGGCGAAAAGCCGCAAACAATACAAATTGTTTTCCCAGACGACGACCCGGCAAAAGTATGTAACGAACGTTACGAATACCGGGACGACGACGGGCGATTGATTGCGGCGGGCGATGGCGACACGTTCCAAGTATGGGACGGAAAGAAATACGAAACGTTGACAACGGAAAAGTACCCAAATTTAATGCAGTCAATAACGAAGCGTTACCCGAATAAAAAGAGCCGCCAACCGGATTGCGACGGTTGGGAGGTAACATTAACGCTAAACTTTATTGTTCCTTTGGTTCGTGGGGTTGCCGGGGTTT